CTTGTATAGAAAGTAGGATGCAATTTGAATCCAGCTCTTGCTGTTTCTGAAATATAATATCTTATTTTTTGAACACTAAATCCTCTTAGTCCAGGGATTTTCTTAAAGTCAATTGGAACTGATTTATACCAGAATGCAGGTTGTTCAACCATTACTTGAACTGCTGTACCTATTGGATAATTAGTACCACCAACATCTAAAGCAACTGTTAATTTTCCACTTTCGGTATACCCAGTTTCTCCAAGATAAGCCAATCTTTTTCCAGTATCTGTTACAATACATTTCTTTCTGTTACCATACATATTATAGACATCAAAGTCTTCTCCGGGGTTCTTTCCAATAGCTTCCCCTAATCTTGTAACCGTTTTATTTACTACATCCCACTCGATTCCAAGAATTCCCTTTTCGCTATATCCAACAAATCCCTTAACATTATTGATTTCTAAGGTTAAAGCATTGATATTAGCAATAGTTGCTACGGCTGCAGGGTCTACATTAATAGTTACATTTGAAGCATTCGATGTTACTGTTAATAGATTAATCATTAAACTTGAAGAGCTTATGCCGTTATTAGGTGGCATCCAATCGGCCTCAACTGCCTTTGTTACTGAATAAAGAATTTCTCCAAGGTCAGGGTCTTGAGCATATAATCCAATAACTCTTACAAAATAACCTGTCCCTAATCCAGCATTTGAAATTGCTCCACTTACCTTCACAGTTGCTGGATTAATAACTGTAATTCCACTAATATCAACTGTTTGTTTTATAGATGATAAAGCGGTAAGTGTTGGTAGAGATAAATCACTTGGAGTAGAATCAGATGTTCTAATCTTTGTAAAACTCATCTTTGTAGTTCCTGAAGCAATCTTTGCCATTAGGTTATGACCACGTTCAGTAATTACAGTACTTTGAAAACTTGCCATAATTTATTCCTCCTTATTTGTTATTGAATTTCATATACTGTTCCAGCATTTACAACCGAGCCTGCTTTAGCATTCGCTTAAACTGTTGTATTGCTTACAATATCACTACTTAATAAATAATCCTTTGCCATATCAACTGCTTGTCCAATCTTTTCATTAGCTTGTACATTATATGCTATATTGATATCAGCACTTAATGTATACTCCATCGATAAATCTAATACTTGACCTCTATATAATGATGTTTCTTTTTCTTGAATCAGTAAATTTAGAATATGCTTCTCTAAATTTACAGGTATCATTACGAATAAGGTTCTAAGCATTTCATCCAGCTTACCATAAACTCCAATATAGGTAGTTAGGTTTAGCTTGTATTCTCGGTGTACTAAATCTATTATATAATTATCATCCCCTAATAGCTGGTCAAGCTTATTTCTAAGCTCTCTTATTGTAAAGGGTGGAGCAGTGGATAGTCGATTGATTATCCGCTCTCTCCTAAATTGTATACTATCTGACTGTGGATTTGCTATTATATTTAACATGTTTTCATAAATTGTTAACCCTCTTGCGTTGGAGGTAAGTATAAATTGATTCTGTTCTGCCTCCAATGTTAAGGAATCCAATTCATCAAATAGCTCATTTTCAGTTGAAACTAAATGGTCAGTCTCAAGCACATCCTTGTATATTATCGGATAATATTTAGCTAAATTTGTATTAGACATTTAATGTCACCACCCCTAATATCGGCAACTCTTGTCTTTCAGCTGTTTCTACTAAATTTAAGTCTGATGCCAAACTATTAATTGTTGTTCCAGTTACGTTTGAAACTCCTGCAACATTCAATATTGCTGAATTTATTCTGGATATATAAACACCAAGAATATATTGATTGAAGTCATTTGGTACCCCCCATACTTTTCTAAGGCTTAATATATAGTTTTCAAGAGCTTCCTTAATCGGCTGCTCTACTTGAGCTTTGGTATACCCGGCCATTAGTAATACACTCGCTTCAATATTTATTGTTAACTCTTCTGCAGTTGCAATAGTTACGATATGTCCAATAGGCGCTAATCCTAATCCAGTTCCTTGAGGGGTTGGGTCTACCTGTTCCTGAATAATATTTATAAAATCATTAGTTATAATATTAAAAGAAGCATCGATTACACTACATTTAACTGTTCCTCCACCATCCCAAACCGGATATATTTGAACCTCTCCTACGCCTTCTATATTTTTTAAAGTTTCATCATATTGAGCAATGTTTCCACCAAATGGTTTATCATTTAAGGCTAAGAAATATCTTGCTCTTAAATCATCATCTGTTTCTATATCTCTTGCTGGGATAATTAAATCTGTTATTACAGCTGAACTTAATCCTTGAATATAATTTATAGGCATTAAATTACCAACGTAAGCATTTCCAATTGTACCAACCTCTTCACAGATAAGCTGATAACTTCCTGCAACTGGCACATCATTTAAAAGATAAGGAGCCGTAACTATATAGTTTAAAGATTTAGTTTCTGAGATTGTAGAAAATCTACTACCTATCTCTATTGCTAAGGGAGCTCCACTTTCTGTTTCAAATACTCCTTTCTTAATAGCTGCAGTAGCCTCAAACCTTTTTATTCCCTGCTCTGCTACCCTTAAATCTAAATATTGTTCATTCGCAGTTTCCGCATAAGTATCTTGAAGTATCTTTTTTAATCGCATGTAATACTCAGATAGCTCATAACAAGCTGGAGCTAAGGCATCATATATAATACTACCTTCTCTTTTATCTATGGTATCAGGAACTCTTGATAATGCGGATTCTATTAAATACTCAAAGGTATATTGTTCTAAATAATCTCCAATCATACTATCTGCACCTCCGTACTAATATTTGTTGCACCTATTACTGAATTGACCCTAAATGAAGCTGTCATTCTATCTATTTCAGTTTGCTCCGTTGTAAAATCTGTAATACTTAATATTCTATCATCCGCAAGAAGAGCTTCAGTTATAGTTCTTTCTAAATCTGATACAATAAAATCATATTCTTTACCAATTAATCTATCTAACTCCACCCCATATTGCGAACTATATATTACATATGCATATCTTTCTGTATATAAGATTTTCATAACTAATTGCATAATAGCATCTTCATTATCAATTTTTCCGCTAAGTCTTTTTCTTTCAAAATCTAATCGATAAGTCAATGAGGGCTGATTGACCACTTCTAAATTAGTTAAGTTCACTTCTTGCTCTGGTATCATGTAATTCCCTCCTCTCTTTCAATAACATAAAACATTTGACCTTGATTTACTCTTAATACTCGTACCTTATCCCCTACAATTAATCCTCTCCATAAAAGAATACTTGGTAAAGCTGAATAAGTGTCCATCTGTGGTATACTATGGGTATGAGGCCCTTCACCTGCAGGAGAAGTAGTATGTTGAGGTATTACATGCAAATGTTTATTCTCTTCTCTTTCTGGTATATTGATTACGCTTTTCTTTACCAGTGCTGATAGAATTAAAAATTTTTCATCTACTTCAAATCGGTTATCTATTTTTATTTTTAAGGGAGCGACCGAGGTTACTACACCAAATAGTAAATCAGTTGTTTCCCCGTTTGGTGTCTTACTTGCATCTTGCATAATTTTTATTAATTTATTTCCAGCCATTAGATACTCACCTGCACTTCCAATTGCATTGTATGCAAATCATTCTTGAATGTATGAGAGCAAGTGGTTACCATGAAATATTGGTTTATTGCAATTCCTTCTTTCTGTAAATCGCTAATCCCTAATACTACACCACTTCCTGCAGCCACTTTTAAATCTCCAAGGCACTCCAATTTTAATTTCTTTGTTACCCTATTTTTTAACTTGAGAATCATTTCAGCTCTTGCCTGAATTTGAGCGGCATTTACATTCTCATCCATCTTTTCAAAGTATTGTAACAATCCCCATTGTTTAATGGTATTGCTATCTTTCACTATATAAATTTCACGCTTTTTTGTTTCTTTATTTTCTTTAATCAATTTGACCTGATTATAACTATCATCGTCTATGGAGCTTTCATAGTCAAAATCTATTAGTAAGCTTTCATCTCCAATGAATAAATCTGTTTTTAATGAGTTAAGACTAACAAATTGAAGTTTGCCAAAGTTATCTTTTAACATATACCAGTTTCCGGTATTAATTAAAGTTTCATCAATTCCAAATTGTATAATTTCAAACAATGTCTTATTATCATTAACTCTTGGCGAAACTATATAGGAACTTGCATTCTTTACCTCTGATGATAATTTAAAATCGCTGCATAACTTTGTAAATATTTGCGATGCGGTAAGGTTTGATAATACATAAGTATCTTTATTTTTTAAGTAACGCATCTGGTCATAAGCGGTTATTGGAATCTTTTCATCTTTCTTTTTTCCTCGCTTAAATACATATCCAAAGAAAACTTCTTTACCATCAACTTTAAAAGAAATAGGTGAGCCTTCATTTATAGTCACTTTAGTATCATCAATATAGCTAAAAGTTAATTTGCCTGGCTGATTAGTCATTGTAGTTTCCCATACAGCATTAGTAATCAATTCACTAATATCATAAGCTATCCCACTTTTACTATCTTGTACAATCGCTTCTATATTCATTAACTCACCCCCTTCTATTTATGTGATATTTGATTTTCAGCTACCCATCCTCTATACCCACCGCTTGGGGTTGTAATGTGGTATCTATATTTACGACTATTGTCTGCTACAATATGACTTATTTTTCCGGTAAAATTATTAAATGTTCCATGAGGATTCGCTCCATAACTTGAATACCAATACTTTCCATTTGCAATAACTGTATCTCCAATAGCAAAACCAGTCTTTGGTCTTTGTGGTGGAGCTGGAGGAGCAACTTTTGCTGGTTCAGCTTTATTCACAGGTAATGTAATCTTTACAACCTTTGAAGAAAATGGTCTGTATTCCTTTATAGATAAACTATAATGAGTATCATCATCTCCTGCTTTTAAGCCATATTCCAAATCCTCTATTGATGCTAACATATTAATTTTAGTATCACTAATTATGAATCTAAATGGTTTCTTTTCTTTTCGAATCTGTTCAAAGAAGTCTATATAAAATTGAGGCTTTTGAAATTTTCCTTTTGTCAGAACATAAGGTGGTGATGAATCTATTGGAAGAAAGCCCTCTATTTTAAAGTCTTCAAGTTTCTTTTGCCGCAATAAATTTATTTGTCCAAGTTTTACAATTTCCTCTGTTTTATTATTCCCAGAGGAGTCTATCATTATCTCCTCTGGGTTAACTGGAAGTTGAACAACTTGATTATTAAATTCAAAGAAAAATCTAATAGCCATTATGCTCCCTCCCCTACTAATACACTTGCATATGCTTCTTCAACCATATCCTCAATAACTCCAAGTATCTTATTTACATCGGCTGTTTCTCTTACATCTCCAAATTGTACACTCATCTCAGGTCTTAGCGTTGTATATTTATTCACAAATTCTGTAGCTGCTACATCTTTTAATAATTTAATATCATCATCTGTAATGCTTACATCATCCTTTATTTTTCCAACACTATCTAACTTGCCTCCATTAATGCTTGGATTACCTGCGGCTTTCATCATATCGCTATAAGCTAAATCATTTGCACTTGCATTGTATTCAGGTATATTGCTATCATCAGTACCTGCGGCTTTCTGAGCTGCTTTATATAAATCTCCTAAATTCTTAGTAGCGGCCGCAAGTTCATCTTTCATGCTACCTAATTTATCTTGTCTTTCTGCTGCCCTTGCTTCCATTTCATTTCTGGATGCTTGTAAATCAGCTTCCCTTGATTGTCGAGCAGCCTCTTCTGATGCAGCAGCTTCCGTTGCAAAGGTTACCTGACTAATTGTATCAATACTTACTCCAGGGATTTTATTCAAGGTTGTGATAAATTTATTAATTAAATCAATAGCTCCATTTATCATTCCTTGTAAAATATTTAATACATTGACTTTCATTGTTCCCATGAAATTAGCTATTGCTACTCCAGCACTTTTCCAAGCCATTACTAACTTATCTACTAAATCTAATATGAAATATATAGAAGTGAAAAAGGCTATTTTCAATCCTATTAATGCTACCACAATAGCTGCTTTTGCAATCTCCCAAGCATTTTGCAATCCTCCAACGCTCTGAACCCATTTGTATATTGCCGCTACAACAACTCCAATCAATAGAATAATCCAAGTTAAAGGATTTGTTAATAAAGTGGTGAAAAAAGCTTTAGCTGCTCCAGTTGCTATCCAAGTTGCTGCAGCACTTACTAACATGATTAATTGATAAGCTGCAAAGGCTGCTACAATACCCCAAACAATTGGCGCTATAATGCTCCAGTTACTTCCAATCCATTCTGAAATCATTAATACATAATCAAGAACTACTCCAAGGAAATCGAGTAGACTAACAATTGCATTTTTAATTCCTTCTACCATAGCTAAGAATTGGTCGCTGGATAACATTTCTAATATCTTCTCATGTAATCCACCTTCTTCTAAGAATTTTCCGGTAGCGAATGTTTTAATATTATTCATCCAGTCCACAAAGGTGTCTGGCATTGCTTCAAATTCAGAATCAATAGTGGCTCCTGCTTCCAATAATGCATTTGTAAAATCAGTAGCGGCAACCTTTCCATCCTGAACCAAAGCATTCAACTCTGCTCTTGTTACTCCTAAATTCTTAGCAACCGTATCTGCTAAATATACCGAGTTAGATGCTACTATTTTCCAGTCTTCCCATCTAAGTTTTCCAGTTGCCAAAGATTGCTGTAGGTTGTACATTACTGATTGAGCTGCTGCTCCTTTTGTTCCACCTAAGGTTAAAGACTTATTCATAAGCTCTGCCATTCTAATAGATGCTTCAGTACTCATTCCAAATTCACTCATTGCTGCTTTCATTTGTACCGCTGATTCTAATGTATCATCATAAGCAGAACGGGTATCCATAGCACTTTGGGTTATTCTTTTCTGCATAGCATATAGGTTTTCACCTTCATCCAGCATCCCTCTTAATCTTGATTGCTGGTCAGTCATGCTTGAAATATTAGTTAACTGATTAGCAATTGCGGTGACTCCCTTTTTAGCTAATTCTAAGGCTTGATTAGCAGCTACAATACCTGCTTTCCACTTACTAAATCCTGAACCTCCTCTATCTACTCTTGGAGGTATTTCATCAAGATTATTATTAAATTGGTCAAGCGCTTCAGAGGCCGCATTGATATCTTTTTGAGCTTTTTTAAAAGCACTATTACTAACATGGTCAACTCCTGCCATAGCATCTACAGTTGACTGCAAAGATTTAATGATTGTTCTTAATACTGGAGTCATTCTATCTTGCAGTGTAATTGTATTTTTTACAGTTGCCATTATTTTCCGCGACCTCCTTTCCTTCTTAATTTAGAATTTTGTTTCTTTTCTTCCGCTAATCTTTCATCAATCATAGCTATGACTAATGCTTTTTCTTTACGAGGAAGGGCAGCGAAGCCTATATCATCTCCTGAATACGGCCATTTGTGAAACTTGTTTAACGCGTAATAAGCGTACCAAGTTTCACCATCTCCCTCCCTTAGGAGTTTTTTCCCTCTTCTACCTCTTCTTCAAAGTCTTTATCAAATCCAGACAATACTGAAATTTGCTGTGAAAGCTCTGAAATTTCTCCCGCTAACAAACTCTTATATAAGAATTGCTCAGGAGTCTGCAATCCTGCTTTCTTAATACTTTCAGCATCCCTAAAGTTAGGTTCTAAGGTATGATTTAAAACAACTAACTCATTGAACTTTTTACTATCAAACTCTACTTTTTTCTTGCCCCCAATTTTAGTTGAAAGCTTTTGATATTCTGAAAATTCTGGGCCAGTCATTCCCTTAATCTTGAAAGGAAACTTTGCAAGTCTTGGGGAAACAATTACCTCATCTGTAAGATTATCAACAGGATTTTCAATTAAAAACTCTAATAATGAACTCATTTATTTTCCTCCTCTTATACTACCGGATTTCCAAAGCTATCAAGAATATCAAAATCATCAAAAGTGAAATCAATATCTTCATCTAATACATCTGCCTCGGTATCCAATTTAGCTAATATTGTATTATCAATATTACAGTTATACAATACCATAGTTTGCTTACCAACAGTAGATGTTGGGTCATCATTAACTATTGTAATATTGAAATAGGTGTCTTTACCAGTCTTAGCATACTTCAATGCCATTTCTCTAAATATGGATGTTACATAATAGATTGTCATTGAACCACTACCTGACCAGCCAGTTCCCTTATGCTGAGTACCTCTTTTTCCAAGAGTTCTTACTTCGGCTTTAATCTTTTCGAAAGTGGCCTCTAAGGTTTTCACATAAAACATATCACGCACGTTTCCATCTATAACAGATGTTGCTTTACCTTCTTGTCCACTAATTGTATCACCAGCACGTAAAAACATATTATTTTCCTCCTCTCATTAACCGACCATTACAGTCATGTAAAGTTTTTCCATGGAATCGACTGGTTGGATTGCTAAATCAATAACAACCGCATCAATCGCTTCTCCTGCGTATATCTGAATATCTGTAGAGGCATCAAAATTTTGGATTGCTGAGATGCTCTGAAGGGTATTCAGATAACTGATAACATCAGCTTTAAACACATTTCTTCCGTCCTCATTATTATTGACCTTGCCAATATAGCTGCGTTCAAATAATAGTGATACGGAGTTATTGATTTCATCAAGAGTTCTTATGACTCTGTTTTTGCTGAAGGTATATCCTTTATCCGGAGTAAAAGTATGCAGCGTATTTATATCCTGCTCAACAACCACTGCTCCGTCTTGACGAGTAGATAGCACAAATTTACCAGCTGGTAAAGCTGCAATTATCTCTTCATTACCATATGGTGTGACACCTACTGGATAAACAATCGAAGTTGCTCCCTCTATTACATGGTAAGTGTTTGATTCATCTACATTTGCTCCAGCAGTTAATCCAGCTACATATGCCACGAAGGTTGTCGGAGACACCGTCTCATTGACTGTTTTATATCCTTGAGCTACAGATATAATACCCTCGTAGTCAGCGGCTGCATTATAAAGTACCGCCTGCACTTTCTTACCAAAGTCGTCTCTCTGACTTTTTATAAATGTTATAATGCTTGCATTTACGGTTGATGCATCTTGAGGTATTGCCATAGTATTCCATTTATAGGACTTTACTGCGTTTAGATAAGTTGCGTAAGTTGCATCTGAGATAGTACCATTTGTTCCACCCGATAGAGTTACACCTGCGTTTGCAGCTACATTACCAGTACCACTAAATATTACCCATTCGTTATCCTTGAGGTCAGCAATCGCAGTTACCGTCTGTCTGTCCCTTTCAGCATTTCTAAATACCGTAATTACATCAAAAGCAGCTCCATTGGCTACTACTGATACTGCTATCTCATTACCAACTATACCAGCATATTTAGCTGTAGCAGTTAGTGGAGCAAGTACTCCGGTCGCCTTAGTTCCTCCAGTATCAAGTCTGTAAACTATTGCTTTATAGCAATTTTTTAAGGCTTCCCTAAATATCTGGCTTTCCTCATCGAATGCAGTATATCCAATTTTTGCTAAACTCTTTCCGTCTATTAGGTCAGTACTAAGTAACTCTGTAATTTCAGCGCCCCAGCTCATCGCTACTGGCATTGTAACTATTCCACGCGTTCCAAGACTGGATAATGGTTTAGCTACTGCTTTAAAATTGATGTAGGCACCTGGTCTGATTTTGTTCTGTGACTTAAATGTTCCACCAGCCATATTTCTTTTCCTCCTTTAATTCTTAGTTTTGAATAATCTCCAATGTTCCCATATCCGGGATTTCATCAATCACTTGTTTTGCTTTAATACTATATGTTACATAAAATTGTAATACATCTTCTGTTATTTCATAACTCATTTGCATTCCTCGCACTGGCTTTTTATCCTCTATTGGATTTCCACCTGAATCATATCTCCCTATAAATATAGGTACTTCTATCAAGGTAAGTTTGTCCAATAGTTTATTACCAATGGCTGAAAGTGTCTCATAAGTTTTAGTATCCTTATCCTCAGGATGGTATCGGATATTCATTTGATAATCTCTTGTATAATTATTACGCATGAGCTTTTCTTGTGAAACATCCATTACCCAAATAAAGAAGCAAGGCTTTTTCATTCCCTGAACAATCTTTTCTTTATAGATTGTTGGATATATAGTTATTGGAGGCTGCCCATTGGTAATAGCAAAACTGCTTTTGAGTTTCAGTGCTATTGCACTTTTAATGCTTTCGCCTGTAATTTCTCCTACCATTAATCTGCCGCCCCCAATCCCTTCATAAATTGTTGTAATGCTTTTTCATATTTCTTTGGTATTTCTCTTTCAATCTTTGAGATTGATATTCTTGCCATATGATGTCCGGGAATCCACTTCTCTTGCAGCATTACCCCCTTTACATCAGCTCCATACTTTTGTTTTAATGAAGATACCATTTTCGCATTTGCTGGACTATCTTCTAAATACTTAATTGGAAGAAATCTTTTATGCTGCATATGACCATCTTCAACATGACTTGCATATTCTGCAGGATTAAATAATACTACATATAGACTATCTCCATTTCTAAACACCTGACTTAACTCCCACCTATTTCTCAGGTTTCCTGTATCTACAGGTGTTAATTTTTTAGTCTGAGCTAATGCTCTCATGCCCATCTCTGTTAGAAACTTTCTTAGAAATACTTCATGCTGTTTCTGTACTTCTTTGAAGTTGTCTAATAATTCTTCAAATTGTCTATAATCTAATGCCATTAAGCATCACCTACTTCAGTAAACAATACCTCCTGATGAGTTACATATCTGAATGGTAAGTTTGCTATACCATTATATGTTTCTAATATGCTTCCATCATCCCCAACTCTTTCAGCTACTAATATATCTCCTTTCTTAATATCAACTTCAGGATTACAAAATATTTTCACTTGCATATAAATTGGATTAGTATCTTCTTTAGTACTCTCAGGATTATCACTTTGTTTAAAGCTTATCCTGCATTGTACATCGCTGTACAAAGGTTCTTCTGGTATTCCCATACCAATGGTTCCATCTGGATTATTTATTTCTGTATAACGGTTAATACTCAATTTATCAGTATAGGTTGAGGTGAATAATTTACCAAAACTTGATAGTTTCATTTACCACACCATCCTTCTGAACCTATTTAACTGTTCCTTGTAATTCATTACAATCTGGTCTAAGTTTGGTCTATGACTTTTTAATAGTCTGGCCCTTTCAGAACTTCCACCTTGCAATGCTATTTGAGTATCCCCAATTTTAATATTAGAAACATCGCTGGCATCTATATCAGCTAAAACATCATCTGAATTATTATTAACTTGATAATTATATTTAGCTAAGTCAGTTGCCATATTAGCCCATGTATATTTTAAAGCTTCAGGAACCTTATCTATGTTACAATAATTTTTAATAACTTCTTCTACTTCCATAACAGCTAATTGGATGTCAAGCTCAATAATGGCCTCATCTTTAATCTTAGCTCTTACTATTTCATTAACAGTCATTACCTCGCCTCCTCCTTACTAAGCTTGTTCCACTTTTGCAATTTCTTCTTTTAACTTCTTAACTCCCCAATTACCTTTGAGGTCAATTCCTAAATCAAGGGCTCTATCTCTAAGAATATCAATTTCTCTCTTTTCTACCTTCTGTTGCTAACATCAACTATTTGACTTTTCTTACCACGCTCTAGTTTTTCCGTTAGCGTGCTAAACTATGTCGCATAAGTTATCTTATACGAAGTAACTATATTTGTGGTGTTGCTAAAATCATCTGTTTTTCTTCCTCTGTAATTCTTTTTAAAGTTACCATTGTAGTTAGGTAAGCTTCATCTATCCTGCGTAAAATCCACATATTTAATAGAAATCCATAAACCATATTACATACCTCCCATCAACATAAATAATATAGTATCTTCTGCCATTTGTAGCCTTTCCTCTAAGTTAGGAGTAGGCAACAGTCCTTCTTTTGCAATGGCTAAATTAAGCCACTTCTCGAAATTATATTCTACCTCTAATTCTAACCCATCTCGATAAGGCACTTCTACAGAATAGTAATCATACTCGTATATAATACCAACTTCATCTTCTTGTGTTTCAACTTCTCTAATGTTATTAAATAGAGAAATAACTGCATTTTCTCCAACCTTATCAACATTAAATAGTTGAGGTCTTATTCCACTTTCTGCTTTCATTACTAACCACCTCTTTCATTGCTTTTATACTAATATATGGTTTAATGCATTTAACGTAAAAATTATAGGAATCACTATGTTGTAGCCAACCCAAATAACTCAACATAGCCGAACTATCCTTAAAGTTTAAATATACCTTTTTATAAATCTTCTTTGCCCTTCTTCTAATTCTTAAAGAGTTTCTTTTCCTCATAGTTGTATGAGTTCTGTAAAACTTAAATCCTAGAAAATCCAAAGGTCTTTTATCGAGCCTGTAAACTTGCCAATTATGCTTTAAGTTTAAGCCAATATCCTTGAGATATACTTCTATCTCCTTTCTTGCTTTATGGAGTTTCTTCTTGTTGTTTCCAAACAATATGCAATCATCCATATACCTAACGTAATATTTAATCTTTAGTTTTTCCTTAATCATATGGTCGAACTCTTGTAAGTAGAAATTAGCTAACCATTGAGAAGTATAATTGCCTATAGGCAATCCTTTTTCTACACTATCAATAATGATATCTAATAGCCAAAGTAAATCTTTATCTTTAAATTTCTTCCTTAGCATTCCTTTTAGTACATCATGGTTAATCGAAGGGTAGAATTTAGTTATATCTATTTGTAGTACATATTTAGTATGTTTTCTATCCCTCTCAATCCACCTTCTAACCCTCTTTTGTGCATAGTGAATGCCACGTTTAGGTATGCTTCCACAAGAATATTCGTACATTCCTTTAGCCATATATGGCTCTATGATTTGCATGATTGCCCAGTGAATACATTGGTCTGGATAAAACTTAGGTTTAAATATAATCCTTTCCTTACCACTAGCACCATCTTTTATTACAGTCTCTATATATGGACTAGGGGAGTATAATTTATTAGTTAGCATAACTTGAATTTCAAGTGCATAGAAATCCACATCTTTCAATATCTTTTGTACTGATTTTCTGTTTCTTTTCTTTTTACTTGCATTGATTATTGCTTGTTTTATATTGTTTATATCTATTATTTTGTCATATAAGTATCCTGTCCTTTTTTT